CGTGGTGGCCGTGGAGAGGCGCAGGCGGAAGTAACGGGCGAATACCGGCGTCTGCCACAGTCCAGCGGCGTTGAGCGTGGTTGCCGTCGCGCCTGCCGCCGTGGTGATGGTGGCCGCGACCCAGTTCGTGCCGTCGTTCGACCATTCCGGCGTAACAACGCCCGTCGTGCCAATGCTGACCGCCTGAATCGACAGCGAGCGGAACCGCAGGCAGTCGATGTTGAGTAGGACGGTATTGATGGCAATGACGCCCGCCAAGCTGTAGGCGAACGGCACAAGGTCAGGCTGCTGAACCACAACCTGCTCGGAGTCGGACATGATTCCGATTTCGAGTTTGTTGTGGTTCTTGGTCGTCATGTAATCCAAGACAACCGAAGTGGACGACGCAGCCGTGCCCGTATTCACGATGCGGACGGACGCCGCCATGATGTCCGACTGGCTCGGCAGCACGCGCACATGCTCCGCCACCAACACCTTGTTGATGTAGAAGCACACCGATTCCGTGAGGATTTCTACGCGGTAATCGTTAATTGTCGCAGTCGTCGCACCGTTGGGCAGCGTGACCGTAGTCGATTGCGTCTCGGATGCGCTTGGTGCCGTGGTCGGGTTGCGGGCGGACTCGCAAATGATCGTCGTGTTCGTCGTGCCGGAAGCATTGAACCGGGCGAACCAGCGCGGAGAGGCGCCGGTCGTGGGCTCAGCAAATCCGATGCGGGTTTCTTGGTTGGCGATGCGCTGACTAATCGACACAGCGCAGCGGAACACAAGCGGCGCATAGTCTACCACGCGGCCCACGATGCCCGAAGCGCCGGAGGTCGTGCCGGACGTAACGGTAAGCTGCCCGGACGCGACGGAGTAGCCCGCGCCGTTCTGCATGTTGACGAACACCAGCGCCCGGGAGGCAGCGCCAGAGGTCGCGCCCGTGTAGTCAGCGGCCAGCGTTAGCTGAGTGTCGCTGTCAATGGACGCAATCTGCATCCATGAAGTGTCCGCGTCTGCGTCAAACTTGAAGTAGTCGCCTTCGTGAACGTCAGCCGAGCCAAAGCCCGTCCCGGTGATGACGCGGCCAGAGCGCGTGACCGTGCCAAGCGTGACAGCGATAGACGTATTAGCGAAGTTGACGCGGAACGTGCCCTCGTCAGTCGTGACCGCGCCGCGAGTCACTAGCGCGCCGCCCTCGTCTACGCCGATGCTCCGGCGCTCCGTCGAAGTCGGGCCCATGTAGGCAGGCCAATACGCGACCGCCGCGCCAGTCGGAGCGACGGACAAGTCCGCCGCCGTGATGGGCAACGGGTTAGCCGCGCTAACGTCGCCACCGTTTACGCCATCCGCGCCAATGACAAGTTTGGTGCGCGGATAGTGGACGCCAGCGATCTCGTCGGTGGCGACGAGTGGGCCGCCGCTCCCGGCTTGGGTTTCAAGGTTGTCTGCCATGCGTTACTGCACCTGCGGAGCGACGCTGACCATTCGGCCCTCGGCGTCGCGGATGATCTGGAGGCCCTGCGGCGGGACGGCGCTGCGCTCGGCGATGGCTTTCACCTGCTCGGCCAGCGCCTGCACGGCCTGAATGACGGGGGCGATGCGCTCGTCTGCGGCTGCGCCTGCGATCTCGCCGCCGAGGCTGATCGGGAGGCCCAACTTGGCGGCCTCGATGCGCTCGCGGCTCTGAATCTCGGCGGCCTTGGTGCGCTCCTCGGAGGCGATGCGCTCGCGCTCGATCTGGAGCTTGATCATGTTGTCCTGCGCGGCACGCTCGGCCGCGGCCTGCGCCTTGATCTGCTCGGCCTGAACCAGCGCCTGCGACTGCACCACGGCGTCGGGCGACGGCTCGGGCGGCGTCTCGGGCTGCGGGTCTTCGTCCTCGGCGGCCGGCGCGGTGAAGAACTGCTCGGCGTCGCGGAAGCCCTGCGCCTCGGCGAAGCGCGCGAGGGCGTTGAAGGCGTTCATCGGGCTCACCAGCCCCGGCACCAGCATGCCGGCCTTCTCCTGCATCGCCATGATCGACTGCAGGCCCGCCAACTGCACCGAGCGGGACATCGAGCCCATGCCGACGGACACCGTCAGCCGGTAGCGGGTGTGCCACTCGCGCGGGTTCAGCGCCAGCCACCGGCCGTTGACGCGCAACTGCATCTCGCGGTCTTGGTACTGGCACAGCGACTTGAGGACGAGGCGATAAAGGCGCTTGACGCCCGTCTCGGCCAGCACGCGGGCCATCAGCTCCACGCGCTGCATGGCCGACGCCATCATGTCCTGCGCGCCCTCGGACCCGATCTTCGTGTCGCGGAGCGCACCAGCGCCGAGGCCCTGGTTGAACTCGCCCACGCCGGTTCGGGCGTCGCGCACCTTGTTCACGTAGTCGATGAGGCTGAGGCCGTCGCCTGCAATGCTCGGGATCGTCAGGTCGCGCACGCCGTCGATGGATTGCGCCTCGACCACGCTCCCCGGCACCGGGTTCAGCAGGGCATCCAGATCGACGCCGGCGCTTTTGCTCACCAGCCGGATCGGGTTGTTCACGAGGTAGGCGTTGTCCAGCACCTGCCGCGTGAGCGCGGTCTTAATGCGGACGATGTCCTCCAGCAGGTCGTACAGGCCGAGCCCGATCACCCGGTAGGGCATCAGGATCGGCGAGAAAACCGCGAAGGGGTGGTCGTCGGTGACTTCGTTCTCGAGGACTTCGTGGCCGGCCTTGAGCACGCGCCGGTACTCGGCCACGCCGTCGCCGTCGTAGTCACACAGAATCCACGCCTCCACCACGTCGATCTTGCGCTGGCTGCGGTCGCCCTGGTCCGTCGTGGTCGGGTCCCAGCCCTCGCGGTCGTAGCGGTCGGTGAGCTCGGCGCTGTTGCCGATCTCGGCCGTCGGCAGCGTGTCCACCAGCTCGGGGTCGATGCCCCGGCTGATCAGGTCGCTGGCCGTGATGTTCTTGGGCTCGTGGGCGATGAAGCGCGGGCGCTCGATGCTGCGGGCGTCGCGGGCGATGCGGAACTCCTCGGGCGGCACGCCTTCGAGGCGATACTCCTTCCGGGGCTCGCGCAGCTTCACGCGCACGTCGAACAGCATGGCCGGCTCACCCGTCGCCGGGTCGGTCGCCTGCTGGTAGCTCGGCTGCAGTTCGACGATCTCGACCTTCGGATCAGCGCCCAAGGCTTCGAGGCCCATCGGGTCGAGGCCGCTGTAGGCCTCCTCGCGCTCGTCGAAGGCTTCCTCGCACCACACCTTCACCACGCCGACGCGCTGGATGAGGCACGTCTTGATGGCGTCGTGCAGGGTCGTGAAGCCGGGGTTTTTCTCCCAGATCACATGTGAGCAGGCCGCGGTGGCGTCCTTGCACGCCTGCTCCTCGGAGGGCGCATCGGGCTCGAACCGGGCGATTTCGTCGCTGCCGGCGAACAGGCGCATCATCGAGGGCATCGTCCACTCGACGGCATCGAGCAGATCCTTCGACACGACGCGGCTGCGGTTGTCGATGTCGGGCGGGGCCAGGTCGCCCACGGCCTCGCCGTTGTAGAACTCCAGCGCCCGCTGGCGGTCGTTGGCGAGCTGGTCGTCGTACCCGAGGCTCTGCTCGAGCTCGTCGTCGATCAGGCGGGCGAGGTCGTCGTCGGACATGCCTCGGGCCGCCGCGTCGGGAAGCTCGGCGGCGGTGTCAAGGATGGGGTCCATTCGGTTCTCAGGCGACGCCCAGGCGCGGCGCGCTTCGGCGCGTTCCGCTCGTGGGCATGTGGGAATTGCTCAGGAAGTCGACGGCCATCAGGCCGAAGCCGTCGGCGGCGTGGCTCGACCAGTCGTGGTTGGGGCCGAGGCCGATGCCTCGCGCCTCGTCGCGCTTCTCGTGGTAGTAACCAAGCGCCTCGCGCCCGGGGTCGGTAGTTGTTTCGTGGAACCAGCAGGCCGGGAACACGCGCCGGACGGCCTCGATGCGCTTCGACGCAGCGCCTGCGCCCATGTTCGGGATGACGCGCGTCGAGAACCCTGCGGCCTGCAGGGCGCTCTCGTAGCTGATGCTGTAGACCTTCTCGGCGTTCGCCCCGTCGTGGGGGAGGACGCACTCGGCGCGCTGGTAGCCGTTGTCGCGCAGCCAGTTCACATGCGCCTCAAGCGGCTGGCCGACCGCCTCGTAGTAGTTCAGGACGCGCACCTGCGACCCGACGAACTGGACGACCCAGATCGCCGTCGCGTCAGCCCGCGCGCCCGTGCCGCCGATGTCCCAGTAGGCCCGAGTCGTCAGCAGTGGATCAGGCGAGACGACGCCGATGCGGCCCTGCGCCCTCGCCTCCTGTAGCTGCTTGGCGAAGTACGCGCCGACGAGGATGCGGGCGTAGTCGCCCTCCCAGACGTGCGCGTAGTTGTCCGGGTCGATGCGCAGGGCGTCGAGGCGCTCCTGCTGCAGCTCGGCCGGCAACCACGGGTTGTCCGACCAATTCGCCCGCACCACGATGGCGTCACTCGGGCGCTCAGGCCCGCGCAGCAGCACGTCGATGGGGTCAGTCTTGCGCCGCGGATGCCAGCTCGCCCAGATCTGCGACCCCGGCGCGCGGATGGTCGGGCGCAGCAGGCTGAGGCTGTGGGCGCTGAGGCTCTGCGCCTCCTCGATCCACGCCCGGCGGAAGCCCTCCAGCGACTTCACCGACTCAGCGGTGTGGTCCTGCATGCCCTGGAAGATCACGACGCCGTCGCCGGGCGTCTGAATCCGGTCCTTGAAGACCTTGAACCCATCCCGCTCGCCCAGCCCGTGCTCGGCCAGCTTCGCCTCGATCAGGCGCTTGGAGGACTGCTCCAGCGACTTCTGCACCTCGCGGATGCAGACGGCCAGCAAGCCGACGCCGCCGTTGTCGCCTGGGGCGCAGACGGCATCCTCGACCATAAGCCCGCCGAAGAACTGCGACTTGCCCGAGCCTCGGCCACCGTGCGCGCCCTTGTAGCGGGCAGGCTGCAGCAGGGGCTCAAAGACCTCAGCGGTCGGAATGGTCAGCGCGGACAATGCGCCGCTCCACGACCCGATGCTCGACCGGCCCGCCGCCCTCGCCCACGTGTTCCGTGCGGGCCAGCTTCGGGATGTGGTACTCGGCAGCCTTGAGTGCCAGGTCGAACGCCTTGGCCGGGTCGACCGCCGCCACCTGCTCCAGCCAGCCGGCCATCTTCGGCGCGGCGAGCTGCATCATCTGGGCGATGGCAGCGCGCACCTCGGCGGTAGCCTTGTTGGGCGAGCCGGGAGGGCGTCCACCCTTGCTGCGCTTCGTTTCGGCGGGTTGTTTATCCACAGGGTGCAGCTCCCAGCAGCTCCCTCTCGGGTTGGCCGCTTGGTCAGTTGGGGTGCGCTCCCTTGCGGGTTGGCGCGGATAGGTGCCCGCAGGCGCGGCGTCTCCCGACCGGGCGGCGCGGGACTCAGTTCTTGCGCGTGCTCAGCACTCGGGCCGGCGCGGTGTGGAGCTCGACGCTCTCCCAGCGCCGCTTCTCGGTCAGGAACTCAAGGCCCTTGTCCGTGACGCGGTAGGCCGGCACCTGGTCGATCTTGAGCAGGGCGGCCAGCGTGGCCTCGCAGTTGATGACGTACTCGACGCCATCGGGAGCGGTCAGGTAGATCGGGTCGGGGAAGTCGACCGCGAGCGGCTCGTCCTCGCCCTCGGCCTTTTCGGTTTCGGGTTCGTCGGACATGGGCGGGCCTACTAAGAAAGAACCCCCGCGTGCCGCAGGCAGAGGCAGGGGTCGTCTTGTGGTTTGCGAGGCGGCGCATCGGCCGGGAAGCCCCAGCCCAACGCCCCGCGTCCGGGGCCGCTTTCCGCCTTCTGCACTGGGCTAGGCTTTGCGGCTTCGTCAATTCCACCGCGATTTGAGCGTCACCAGCGCCGCAATAGGTGCCGCGCTTACTACCCGAAGGCCTAGGCGCGGTCTTACTAGACGGCACAAGGCCGTAGACAAGGTTGCCGCTGCGGGTGTCCAGACTTGCGGCCCGCCATGTGCGAGCCTCCCGAGTCCCCCAGCCCTGCACTCTGGGCAATGGGCGGCTTCCAGCGGCAAGGGCGCGCGTCTTTTCGGCAACGCTTGCCCTACCTGACCACTAAAACACGGGATTTAGCCCCGTTCACCAATCCGGCTGTCTGCAATGCGGACGCGGTGAACGTTCGCGAACAGCATCGCCCGATAAGTCTCTAGGCCGATGGTCATGCCCCCGGCTACAGCGTCACGGATGCGGATGTATGTTGCGGGGGCAAGGTTGAATTGCTCGGCACGCTGGCCCACCCCTAGCGGCTGCTTACCGTGGACGACCATAAACAGCGCGTCCTTAGCAGCCTGCCTGAGCCAGCCATTGCGCCTCGCCCGCTGCGCTACCTCACTGTGCCCGGTCTTGCGCTTGGCACGCGCCACAGCCCGCGCCATTGCGATTGCGTA